GGATATCCCCGAACTTTGGAAAAAAGCTACAAAGAGTCTTGAAGCGATTGAGCGTAATGCTGTAACTACGCTAGGCCGAGATGGAATACTGAAAGTTGAAGGAGCAAAGGGCATCAGGCTCCCGAACGGTTTGTACATGAAGTACCCCAACTTGCGTACTCAGAATGTTCTTGGTAAAGCCGAGATGGTCTATGACACAAAGAAAGGTAGGGCGGTTATACCTAACCACATTTATGGCGGTAAGGTTGTGGAGAATGTGTGCCAAGCATTAGCGCGAATCATAATTGGTGAGCAAATGCTAATAGTAGCTAAGAAGTACAAGGTTGCTATGACAGTGCATGACGCTATCTGTTGTGTAGTTCCTGAAGCTGAAGCACATACAGGTAGAGAGTTTGTTGAAATGTGTATGCGTATACGACCCGAGTGGTGTTTAGGACTTCCCCTAAATTGTGAAGCGGGTACTGCTAGTACGTACGGAGGTTGTTGATGATTGTTGAAACGATTGACTATAGAAAAGTATTTGCTTGGATTCAAAACATCTGGGCTAAGTCATTAGCTGCGGTACTTATGTTTTGTGTTGGTCTTTCAATAGGACAAATTCAAGTTGAAAGTCGAGTGGTTGGTGACTGCAAGTACGCAGGAGCTTTTCGTGTAGCGCATGAAGCGTTTGTATGCCAGAGAAGAATATGACTAGAGATGACATTATCCGCATGGCGCGGGAAACTGGATTATTAACTGAATATAACTACCGAGAGATTATTAACTTTGGTTCTATGGTCGCAGCAGCAGAGCGCGAAGCGTGTGCTGTTATTGCTTTTAACGCAAAGACATACATTGAAGCAGCAAACGCTATACGCGCAAGGGGGCAGTCATGAGTCTACATTGCTATCGGTGCAGCATTAAATTAAAGCTAGGTGAGATTTACTATAGCGATGCACCTAACATTATCTACCACTGGAAATGTTACATAGCCGATATGAACGAACTTTTTAAGGTGAAGTCATGACCGACCGTGAATTATTTAAGATGGCGTTGGATATGTTGGACGATATAAATCAATGCAGCTTACCGCCAACAGGAATACCGCTACCGGCAGAAATAGATGAAGTAATGGAAGCACTACGCGCCAGACTAGCGCAGCCTGAACCGGAACCGGCAGACCGATATGAACGAACTTTTTAAGGTGAAGTCATGAAACCGTACGCCCTTTTGCTTTCGTTGCTTATACCGCTAGCCCACGCCGAGTGGGTGAAGGTTGAGGGAGTTGAGCATTTTGGGCCTGAGACTGCGGAGAAAACTGCGTGTAGAGCAGCAGAGAGCAAAGCTATTAACACTGCTATACAGAAAGTATCTGGAGAGGCAGTAGCTACATCACAGCATTTAGTGTGCAACGATTCACGTGTGGAAGTATGCCAATTGCTTATGTCCTCGATTACACATACTGAAGGCGTTGTAGCGGGGTTAAAGAAAGTAAAAGAAGAAGTTGTAGCCCGTGCTTGCTACGTTGCTTTGGAAGTGGATGTTGTTAAAGACGATGGTGACGCAGATGTTTCGTTTGACCCTGAGATTAGGATGTCGCAGACACGCCTAAAAGATGGTGAGCGTTTTAAAGTAATTATTAAACCGAACAAGTCTTTCTACCTAAACATATTTATATTCTCACCGTACGCAAGTGAGCATAAGCAGTTGATGCAGCTTTTTCCAAGTGACATAGAAGAGAGCAGAATCTTTGATATGGATATGGAGTTTCCTACTACGTCAGTTTATACAGCTAACATCCCAAAAGGATTGCGTGTTGAAATAGCCGACGCGGTTTTGATAGCAGTAGCAACAAAAAAAGAAGTGATACTAAGAAAAAACTTTTCACTCGCCGAGTTCAATAGGCGTATGCGAGAAATACCAAAGAAAGAGCGCCGGATTATACGTATACCCTTTTCTATATGGGCTGCACGTCCGGAATATACAATGAAGGGGGAATGATGAACAGCACAATATGGATTATAGAAATCTTAAAAGTTATAGGATGCTTTGTATTGATTGGGTGTAGTAGTCCTAAGCCCGGGTCGTACGAAGCAATGAAGGAAGAGCGGCTTGAGGTCAAGAAAGAAATGGTAAAGACGTTGGAGGCTGCGCCTTCTTGGTATACCAAACCCCCAAAGGCTACAGATATTTTGTACGAGAAAGCATCTGCTAAGTCTGGTGATATGCAAATGGCGATTAACAAAGCTACTACGCTAGCACGTGCACAACTTGCGCTGTCTATCCAAAACGAAATAAACGCAACGATGAAGTTGTACGCAGATGATCTGGGACAGGAAGCATCGGTCGTTACATCACAGGATGCCATACTTGCAAACCTGACAGGTGTGCAGGAAGAGGATACTAAGATAGTGATAGAGGGTGATAAGTACGTAGCTTACGTACTGATACGTTACCCCATAGGCGAGTTCAATAAACTACTAACGCAAAAGTTAAACACAAACGCTAACGTAAAGACCAAGTTACGCTCCAAGAAAGCGTTTGAAGATTTAGAAAAAAAGATTGAAGAAGCTAGGTCACGAAAGGAACAAGAATGAGTATCGTCTGGTCGTTTAGCAGCCTTAAGACGTTTCAACAGTGCCCACGCAAGTACTACCATACAAAGATTGCCAAAGATATAAAGGAACCAGACACTAAGGCAACGCTGTACGGTAAACAGATGCACACGATTGCTGAGGAGTACATCAGGGATGGCAAACCCGTACCCCCCGCGTTTGACTATCTTGCGCCTACGTTGCAAATGCTAGCTGCTATCCCCGGAGAGAAGCTGTGTGAAGTGAAGCTTGGCTTGACCCGCGACCTACGAGCTTGTGACTTTGATGCCCCTGATGTTTGGTGGCATGGGATTGCCGACTTGGTAATAATCAATGAGGAAAAGGGGCTTGCACATTCAGTTGACTATAAGACTAGTAAGAGTGCACGATATGCAGATACCAAGCAGTTGGACTTAGTGGCAGCAGGTATCTTTGCCAAGTTTCCCAACATCAAGAGGATTAAGTCTGCGTTGGTATTTGTGGTCAGCAAAGAGTTTGTGAAGGCGGATCACGAAAAAGAAAAAGAGCTACGGTATATAGCCCAAGTAGTACCCGATATTAAACGTATTGAAATAGCGTTACAAACAAATGTATGGAACCCCGTCAGTGGGCCGCTATGCAAATTCTGTGCAGTCAAAGAATGTGAATACAACAGGAGCTAATTATGGAAAATAAAGAAATTGATGCAGCACTTTTACTTGAGGGTGAACTCAAACGACGTGTTAAAGAAATTGTTACCGCTCAAATTGAAGAAGTTTTAGTTAAACACGTTGGTGGAATTATCCGCCAAGAAAAAGAAAGTTTAATCATGGAAGTAGCTATGGCTGTAGGTAAGATTGTTAGATTAGCTGAGGAAGAAGGCCGCAAACCATTGTGGCAATCTACACCCGAAGAATTTGGAATGACGCAAGAAGATGTTAACCGTTCGTCTATAAGGCGCTTAACTGAAATACCACAGGAGTATACAAATGCCATACGTAAACAAACCTAGACCGTACAAGAAAGAGTATCAACAGCAAGTAACCCGAGGCGAAGCCGACGAGCGCAAAGAACGTGAACGTGCCCGAGCATTGATCGACAAGAAAGGTCGTGACGCAAACGGTAACGGTAAAGCCGACGCACGTGAAGGTAAAGACGTTGCCCACGTAAGAGCGTTGTCTAAGGGCGGCTCGAACAAAGATGGTTTGCGTGTGGAGTCAGCCTCCGCTAACCGTTCGTACCATCGTGGGTCGAACCATAAAGTCGTATCTGAGACGAGTGCAAGAGAACGAAAGAAAAAATGATTCTACAAGACTACGATTGGCCGAGGCCGTTTGGCTTTACCCCATTTGACCATCAGAAACAGACTGCTGAGTTCTTAATTAGTAACCGCAAGTCGTTTTGTTTTAACGAGCAGGGCACAGGTAAGACCGCATCCGTTATATGGGCAGTGGACTACTTGATGAGTAAGGGCGTAGTTAATCGAGTTTTAATAGTTTGCCCTTTGTCCGTGATGCGTTCGGCTTGGCAAGAGGATTTGTTTAAGTTTGCTGTTCACCGTACGGTAGCAGTAGCACATGGTTCGGCTAGTAAACGTGGTGAAATCATTAAAGGTGGCGCTGAGTTTGTCATCATTAATTTTGATGGCGTGAAGATCGTTAAAGAACAGTTAGCTGCAGCAAAGTTTGATCTGGTTGTAGTTGATGAAGCTTCAGCGTACAAGAACGCTATGACGGATCGTTGGAAAGCACTGCGAGACATAAATAAAACCGCTAAAGGTTTGTGGATGCTAACAGGTACTCCCGCTGCGCAGTCGCCGGTGGATGCGTATGGCTTAGCTAAGTTAGTCAACCCTACTGGCGTGCCTATGTTCTTTGGGCAGTACCGAGACATGGTGATGACGAAGGTTAGTGAGTACACGTGGATACCTAAACCTACAGCAAAAGAAACCGTACACCGTGTACTGCAACCTGCAATTCGGTTTGAGAAGGCCCAGTGCCTTGACCTACCTCCGGTTACGCACGTAGATCGAGACTCACCGATGACGCCGCAGCAGTTGAAGTACTACAACACTATGAAGAAGCAGATGCTAATTGAAGCTGCAGGTGAAGAGATTAGTTCCCTCAACGCTGCCGCTAAGTTAAATAAACTACTGCAAATTGCTGGCGGTGCGGTGTATACGGATAGTAAAGAAGTTATTGAATTTGATGTCAGCAACAGACTAAAAGTAGTGCATGAAGTTATTGAAGAAGCTAGCCAAAAAGTGTTAGTGTTTATTCCGTTTACGCACACCATTGAATTGCTGAAAAAATATTTGGATAATAAAAATATTAACTGCGAAGTCATTAACGGTTCTGTGTCTGCTAATCGCCGAGCAGAGCTAGTCAAAGAGTTTCAAACTAAACCAAACCCACATGTATTACTAATACAACCGCAAGCCGCATCGCACGGATTAACACTTACTGCAGCAGACACAATCATCTGGTACGCGCCGACTACAAGTGTTGAAACATACTTGCAAGCTAATGCACGCATTGATCGTCCCGGACAGAAACACAACATGACTATTGTGCACATCATTGGTAGTCCAGTTGAAGCCAAAGTGTATTCATTACTTCGTAGCAACATCGACAATCACGAAAAAATAATTGACCTATATCGTCAAGAACTTGAAAACGACTCTTGACATTGTAAAGTCTTATGTTATATTCGTAGCTCACCCCAGCTACAGGTGGGTTATAACAGTAGCAGCGGGGGCTGAAAGTTACTTGATCTTATCAGTGACCCCGTACTTTTAATTAGAGGAGAATGAAATGGACGAAGTGTTAGAAGCCCCCACGGAATCAATCCCCCTTGATACGTTGACTAAGGTCTACATAAAGATACGGGATAAACGTGCGGAGATGAAACGTGAATTTGAAATTAAAGATTCAGAGTTAGAAGAACAAATAAAACAGATAGAAGCAGAGATGCTTGAAGTCTGTAAACAAAATAGTGCGAGTAGCATACGTACAGAACATGGCACAATCATTCGTCAAATCAGGTCACGCTATTGGACTAATGATTGGGATTCAATGTACACGTTCATAAAAGAGAACGCTGCATTTGGCCTGTTGGAGAAGAGACTTCATCAAACACACATGAAGGAGTTTCTTACCGAGAATCCAGATAAGCTCCCTATGGGGCTTAATGTGGAAAGTGAATATACCGTGGTCGTTAGACGTTCTTCGTGAGGATAATATGAGTAACCTAGCCTTAGTATCACAAGACTTACCTGACTTCCTGCAAGCTGCAGGTATCAGTGAATTAACCAAGACCCTAGTCGGCAAGACAGGCGTGAAACGTATCGTTCCTAAAAACGGTATCTTCCGCAAACTTGTTGGTGGGGAAGAGATGGGTAAGACTAGCGGCCCTTTAAAGGCTGTGATTATCAACGCATCTCCCC